GGAAGAAAGCGGAGAATATCTACGAAGCATCTGGACGTTTGTTACCCCCCTTGGCTAAAACCTTGAGGAGTGACATTATCCGGGCACTTGGTATGATAGGCTTTGCAGAAGGATCCCTTTCACCATTCCATAAAAGAACAATGGAACAAGCAGTTTCGTATTTGAAAGGAGGAGTTGACGTGGTGAGTGCTAAAGTAGCAGCCTCGAACTTGATAGATCAGGATGCTAATGCTCTCTACGAATTCTTTCCCGCAATACCGACAGCAGGTGAGTTGGCTAGTTATGGAACACTGGTGGTTGCAGCCCAAAAGATTGAGTCAGCACTATCCTTGCAATTATCCGGAAAAATTACCGAGCGGGATCTGTTTACAGAATTCAAACGGTTATTACCAGATATCAAGGAAGCTGACGACATCCAAGGAGTGCTTGACATCGCACGAAGAACCATTGAAGTGAAGAATATGGCAAGCCTAGGAGAACGATTGACACGTTTTAGTGTCGAAGCGCCGGAGACGACTTTGCCCACTGAAGAAGAACTCATGAGGGAAGGGCAAATGGACCGTGAAGGCGAAATTTTCGGACTTGGGAAAATAAAGAAAACTTTTCAAAAAGTATCCAACACAACGGAGAAAATTGATCATTTGGCGGACACGTCGAAATCTTTGTTGACTAGGCTCGGAGATTGGATGGATGAAGCGGCATCCAAAGGAGTGAAAGGTGTAGTGTCAGAAGTAGCAAGCGGAGTTGCTGACACTGTTAACCTTGAAGGGAATGGAAGATTTATTTCTTCTAGACTTTTCGAAATTCTACAACTCATGGCTGGAGGCGAGAGACATCGGTTCAATAACCTGGTGAGTTTGATATCACATACCTTAATTGATTGTGGTTTGAACTTGTCCATGTTGATGGCCGCTTTGAGAAAAGACGAAGTATCGGTCGGCATAACCACCACAGACCGAATTGGAGAGAGTGAAATGGAGCCACTCTCGGCGTTATTACCCTTAATTGTGCTGGGTATAGGTACTATAGTCTTGAAGCGAGGACCATCCTCCAAGGAACAGAATGATTGTCTCTCACACCTCCGAAATGTGCTAGGTATTGGTGCTGCCACTTTCTCTCTCATGAGAGGATTTGATTGGATCTTACCTAAGCTCAAAGACTCCGTTTTAGGAGTTGCAACCTATTTTGGACTGGAATACGACCCTTCTCTGAGAGCAGCAAAGAAACTTGAAGAGAAATTCCCACAAATTACGAATTGGCTTAAATTGACTGGAGCTTTGGAAAAGGAAACGTCTATACATATTGGAATCACTGATGATGAATATTGGCATTTGGTACTAACACTATCAAAAATTGGACAGGAATTGGAATCAGACCTTTTGATTACTGGATTGGAACCAAAATTGTTGGTTACTATCACTAAGCGAAATGAGTTACTTCGTGGGATTAGAGATGGTATCCAGATCGGTAAGAAAGTGCTTAAACACAGAATAACACCATTCTGTATGGCATTCTTCGGAAGGTCAGAAGTTGGGAAGTCCGCAGTTGCCCACGCTATAATTTACAATTTAGCTAAGCGACTTAAGATTCCCCCACTCCAGAGGGCTTATTACCGGTCGAAAACGGACCATTGGGATGGATACAACGGACAATGGGCTACTGGAAGAGACGACTTTGGCCAGGATACTAGTGATGAAGATTATACTGAGTTCATCAACTTGGTTAGTCCAACAACTTTTGTCTTGCCCATGGCTGACCTGCACTCTAAAGGCACTCCATTTTCATCTGACGTGTTTTTCTACACGACTAACACTCCTTACCCAAAACCTAAAACAATCTACTGTACTCAAGCCGTGTACCGCAGGCGTCATTTATTGATTAAAGTGATACACAACAATGCCCGTAATGCAGACGGTTCATTGAGGTATAGTCAAGATTGGTCCCATCTTAGGTTTCACCTCTACCACAGCGAGGAGAATAGGAGATTGAGAGGAGCAAATGGTGTACCTTTGGAGTTCACTTACCAGACTTTGACCGAATTCATCTACAATTGTATGCTCAAGCATTTCCATAATGAATGGGATATACATAAGCAGATTGGAGTTTCGAGGAAGAATTGTTATCCGAAGCCAGAAGTCGATTGTTCAACACGAGGATATATCGACGGAGAATTGGTTTACAATCCCCGAAATTACGAAGAAGCACCACAGTATGAAGCATTCTCAAACACCATCTTATCACATGAGTTGAAGCAGAGAATGAAGGATTTAGTCAAAGAACGGTATGCTGGGAACCCCAAGGAAGCAGATATGAGCGCACTAACAGCATGGCTCAATAAGGTTGATGACGCGGAACGTGAAGGACAGACCAAAAGACGCCGGAGAAAAGAAGAGTTGAAGACTGCGCGACATGGACAGAATGATGACAGTGAATGTGAATGGTCAGAAGGAACATTTCATTCGGCTGAAGTCGAATGTCATCCATTACCTAAGACATTTGAGGCACCCTCAGTAGCTAGAGACCTGCAAAGGAAACTAGAAGGCATTGAGGAGGGAGCTATGGATGACATAGTCCAAGAGTTGATTCGTAAAGGAGAGTGTTTGATAGCAGGAAAACGCTTTGGGATTTGCGATGACAAGCACGAGAAGTTCAAGGATCAATTCAAATGTCAATACTGCAATCCAGCAGAGGAGATCAAAACTGAAGAGATTCTAACACCTGAACAAGTCACAATGGTCTTCAGTCGTTTCCATAAAACTCCCAGAATACCAGACTTGTCAAAGCATGTTGAGAGGATTTGTTTG